AGGTATCATTTCTATTTTAATATTTGGAGTATCACTCCATCTCTTGACAGTCATTATCTTAACAACTTGGCGATCATCTAAGTATAAGACACCATTCAGAGAGTCTAATATAGCTTTCTGATAGTTGTCTAGGTCTACATTATTATCGCAATACTGACCGTTTTGTTCTAGTTTTTTCTTCTTGGTCCAGGCAGTAGGCATCTTCACATTAAACACCATACCCATAGCAACCAAGTTTTCAATAGGAGTAACATCCAACTCACTTGTTAGTGCTAACATGTCTTTCTTAAATTGAGTGTACTTCTTTGGGTAGTATGTAGACCATCTTGAAACTCTTGGTCTGGCTGCAGGAACTGGATTAATGTTAAACTTTAACGCTATCCTCTTATATTTTTTCCCCATACTCTTCGCCTCTTAGGACATCTAGATCTCTTACAACTAAAGCCAGTAAGAGTCTAATTTCGACATCTCTGGGAGTGTCTTCTTCTCTTGCTAATTCTAAAGCATCTTTTGTATTATCAGTTATTTCATCTAATATTTGATATCGTTTCGCTTTTGTACTATACCTTGCCATCTCTATCTAGAGCCAATAGTTTATCAATTTCTATTTGAATGTTTTCTATGCTCTTCCGTAAATCATGAATTTGCCCCTCACCTTTATGTTTCCATCTATATCTAACAAGATACTTGACTGCGTTACCAACTGCCCAAGTCATATCTTGGTCAACAATAAATGTCTTAGCCTCTATCTTGCCTTGAGTATAGTGTGAGGGGTTTTTAATATTGTCGTTTATGTTATCCACCAACCCATCCAAAGAATAACGCTACAACACACACACCTAAGAAAATTGTTAAGGATCTATTTTTTAGGATTGTGTTTACTACTTCCATTACCTTTTCCATACTTCTCTCCCCTTGTTATAACAGATTAGGGTACTGATTAAGACTTAGGTAAAAATTATGGAGGAAAAACCTAAGTTGTAAGCACTTAATGTAATGCCATGCCCTCGGGCATATAAACATTGGAGTACCCTAATTTCTTATAACTGTTATTCTAACATGATAGGCTTATCGCCCAACCAACCAATACACTCATTGACTTCTATAGGATGACATTGTAGTTGTTCTTGTGTCGTATTACATGCAGTCAATAACCCAATTATAAACAATATAAATATAAATTTTAAGCTAAATTTCATCATTAATCTCCACAAAAACAAGGTATGGTTTCGTCATCAAAAATATCATCAAAGATACTAGTTTGCTCTAAAGCTATAGTTTGCATTACTTTATAGCTTGGTTGATCAGATCTAAAGAATGCAGCAGAACCAACTTTTTTACTTAATGATTGTTCTTGTTTAATCCACCAATTAGCAAGATCTGGTCTGGCTCGTATTAAACTTTGTTTCTTTTTGTGTCCTTTCAGAAAACACAAATCACAATTGCCCCAATCTGTAACTCCATTATTGTTTGGTAAATCTAAATCAAAATCATTCTGATCCCAAAATTTTCCCACATCTTTAGCAGTAACACCTTCCAAATACAAGGGCAAATATCTTTCTTGACCACTTTCTATTGTGCCATTTAATTTAACTGCTCTTCTTACTTCATCACCCCTTATACCAATAAAAGAAGTATAAGGTGTTTCAAAACCACATTGATCAACTAAATATTCTTTAATGGCCCTAATTTTTAAATCAGCAGTACAAAATCTAGCAACAGGATTTGGTGCATATCCCTTAACTTTAATTAATCTTGCAAAAGGCTCCCCATTACGACTAGCAGTTTCATAAGTAACAACTTTAGTGTCATAGGCATACTTGTTTTTTTCATCATCCCTGGATTTTCTAGCATATCTTTCAAGCCAGACAATATCGACACCCCAGTTAACACCTACATCTCTAACAAAGTCTAAAGTCTGGGGCATTTCTTTGCCTGTATTAGCAAAAGTAATCTTAGCAAACTCTGGAAGATCACCATCATGTGCCTCTAATATCTTATGTAGCATATAAGCAGAAGTTCGTCCTCCAGAAAAACTAATACAGGTAGGCTCATTAATATAATATAATGAATTTTTATTCATGATGATCAAACTCAGAATGCACAATAATTTCTAGGTCTTCATGCTTGACTGGTTTGCCTTTATAATAAAATGTAAATCTATTATAAACAATATCATCAACTTGTCTAACGCACATATCTCCTAATTGCTCACCATCTAAACCAACTCCTCCATCATATTGAATGTCATGTTCTTCACATATTTTTTGCAATTTACTTATCATATATATTTACCTCCTCATCTTGAAACTTAGAGTATTGACCTAAGAATTGAGTCTTAACAAAACCCAACTCACCCATTCTGTTTTTAGTAACTATTAGTTCTGCTAAACCTTTGTCATCAGACTCTTCTGGATAGTAGTACTCATCCCTGTAAACCATAATAATACAATCTGCATCTTGCTCAATCTCCCCAGACGATCTTAAATCACTCATAAAAGGCCTTTTGTTCTCTCGCTGCTCAACTGCTCTGTTTAATTGTGAAAGCAGTATTACAGGTATTCCTAGTTCCTTAGAAAGATATTTAAGTTCTCTAGTTATATTACCTAACTCAGAGATCTCTCGTCCTTTGTCGTATTTAATGATTTGTAAGTAGTCAATGACTATCATGTCTAGCTTGTTTTCACTATTGATCTGTCTAGACTTTGATGTAATGTCATGTATTGACATTCCAAACTTATCAACAATAGTCATATTCTGGTTCCCTACTTTGGCCATTGCTTTATAAAAAACCTCAGACTCACTATCAGACATATTGTTATTAGTAATTTTAGACAAATGAATATTAGAATGTGATGATGCTATTTTAAGCATTAATTGTATCTGGCTCATCTCAAGTGAGTAAAACAAAACATTGTTGGTCTTGGATACTGCATCAGCTATGTTAAGTGCTAGTGTTGATTTGCCCATACTAGGTCTTCCAGCTAGTACTGTTAATGTTTCTGGACGAAACCCAGTTATTAACGCATCTAAAGATTTAAAACCACTAGGTAATCCAACACCACCTGTTGTTAAACTTTGCATGTAATCGACTGTCTTACCGACTATTGCCTTAACATGGCTTTCATCTTTATCTTCCAACTCTAATTCATAATTCTGTATTTGCGATACAGTATTTTGATAGTTGTCGTATTCAATATCTTTTTTTAGATCTTCTATTGCGTTCTTAATGCGGCATTCTCTAATATGTTTAGAGTATGTTTCAATGTTTTCTACACCAGAAGAATTTTCAGCTATTAAAGCTAAGTCTTCAAAGGTAACAGGAAATGATAAATTTTTATTTAATTTATCTTTATCAATATAATCTCGAACTGTAACAATATCTATTGGTTTTTTTTTCCTAAACATTTCTAACATCGATGTAAAAATGTACCCTAGTCTATTGTTACTAAAATCTTCATTTGTTAATCGAGTTGACACCACCCTGTCAAAACATGGCTCAATTAATAGTCCACCGATGACTGCCTTTTCTGAATCTAAAGAATTAAACATCATACCAACCATCCTTTTCTGAGTGCCTCTAGCCATTGCACTATGTAGATCAAACAACTGGCTGATATTATTGTTGATAAAAATGATGCATAAATTAAAAATCTTTTTATATATCTCATACTAACTCCTCTTGGTTTAATTAATACTTCTTTGGTATGTTCAACCCTTTGTTGATGCATTTGCATCTTGGTTCCAAAATATTGAAATGAATTGTTCATAATATCTCCTAATATAAATGATTTTCAATTTGGCCATATAAATACTCACCATCATCATTAAGTTCTTCTAGTTCTTCATCAATTAATAATGTGCCATCATGCCAAACTGCCTCAGTTATAAAACTATCGCAGAAATCTGGGTAGTCACTTGTATTAATGTCAATGTCCATTACATCAACAAGGCTTGTGTTAATTCTTTTAACCCTTTTTTTAAATCCAGTACGGCCCTCCCAAACATTAATATACTTTTGTTTTTCTGTTAGACCTATTGTCCAATCTTCTTTTTGTATATCTTGACCACAATCAACACATCTAATAGCAGTCCAAGAAAAATGAAAAACCCGTATTGGTGCATTACATTTACAAACAATACGCTTACCGTTTAAACCTGCTCTTGTATGTCTGTTTAATTTTTTAATTGCAAATCTATTCATTGTCTTTCCTCCAGTTAAATTCTTTTACATATGGCTTAGTTTTTCTTTGTGATTTAATATCAAACATTTCCCATTGCCTTTGATTAATAAAGGTCTGAAAATGTGGAATGTATTTTGATTCCGTACCAAAGTCTATATACAGTCTATTGAGTGTCATAAGAACTTCTCGCCAGTCAGTATGTTTTTTTACAAAGTTGTTCATTTCGGTGATCAAGCCACGCTTTTTACCTTTGTAATTATCTCTAAATATTTCAAACTCAATCAACTCCTCTTTAGTTGGTGGTTTTATTGTTACGCTCACCTCATACGGTTTCTTACAATGTGGGCATGTCATTTTCATAATAACTCCTATTTAAGCATTAATTTAGTTAAAGGGTCTTTATACCATTCATGGCTATCAATCATTTCTTTCGGAACTTTAAATCGAGGCTCTCTAGTTTTTCTATTTAGAATAACTCGATAAATAATTTTCGGATCAGAATATTTTGTTAGTCTAGATCTGGCACAAGTATTAGTACATCCTAAAAAATCTGCAACCATCTTAACAGTCACTTTGGTTTTATCGTCCAGAGTATAAACACGAACTAGTCTATGCTCCCAACCAATAAGATTATTTCTCATGAACTCTACCCCATCAACATTAATGATGGGGGTGTCTGGATCAAGTGTTAACATTTAGAACGGCACATCATCATCGCCTACATCACCCAAAGGTCTATCATTATTTGGTTTAGGTATGTTAGGCATACTTGATGGCTTTTGTACTTGAAATCTGAGAACTGGTGCTTTGGTGTTTTCAGTTGTATTCCTCCAAGCAGAGATCTGATAGTCTTCCCCATCTACATTAAGTGTACCTTTGTATTGAGGAGCATTAGGATTGCTATTGTCGTTTTTCCAAATAGCACCCTTGTTAGTATTGTCATATTCGCTCATTTTATTTCCTTAGTTAATTAAAGGGTCACTTAATGGTAGACCCAAGCACCAGACTTATTCTGAAACCTAACGACCGAGGTATATGGCCGAATAGCATTGGAAAGTCAACCCCTGCTAATTTCATTAAAGAGGTTTAAACCTAGATGGTTCTAGATCGTCTTCTAGTAAATCATCACCTCTGGAATAAAACTCATCACCAAACTGATTCATGGCAACATCGATAACGGCTCCCCAAGGTGAGTTAGGACTTTCTGATTCACGCTCTTGCATGTCAGCCATTATTTGTTTTGCTCGATCCAGGGAGCAGTTAGGACTCTTTAATTCCGTTATTAACCTATTGACCTCAGTACCTGTTTGTTGGCTCCTTGTTGGTGCTTTAAAGGACTCTGATTCATCTTCACCCATATGTCCAAGTTCGTATAGACCAGCCAGTTTTAAGACTGCTCTAGACATAGCCCTCTTTTCTGCAATTTCCATTACATACCAAGATATGGTGTTTCCATCACCACCTTTACCTCGCTTACATGATCCGAAAGTTTCAATCTCTGAATCATTCATTGTAGCAAAAGCCTTAACACAAGAAAAATCTGGCTCACATTTGATCACCTCATAGTGAACTTTAATATTAGCACCTCTCTGGACTTTCTCAATACCACTACGAGTTAAGATAGTGTAGTGTTGATGTTTAAAAGTATCTTCCGTTTCTAAACCGAACTTTTTATAGAGTGTGTTCAACCTCTCTCGATTAGTAGACATATAAATTACCTCTGTTAGTTAAACCCCTATCTTCCATATTGACCGATAAAATCCCATAAGAGTTGATAAAAGGATTCGGGGTAATCTTCCTTAAATCTAATCTTATCTTCCTTGGTCAAAATTGTTCCATCTTTATACTTTGCACTTCTTACAGATGCACTATCTAAATCTGGATATTCACCTAGCTTAAAATAAAAAGTCATAGATTCTAGATCTATTAGTTCAATTTCATTATCCATCTGGACTCCCAAAAATACTCCTAAATGAGTAGTTAATTTTCTCAGTATTCATTTGTTCGCCCAAATCAACAATCTTCTTACAATCGTCAATTAGACCTGTTGTTTCCATTTCATCTGGTGATGGGTCATTCTGCTCATCGAAAAACCCATCTTCAGTCATTTGTAAATGTAAATCGCTCATCCTACCCATAATAATTTCCTCCATTAAAATGTTTAACATTAGTGTGTTTTTGTTTATCCCACTCATTGCAAGTTATAATTGCATTTTCAGTAGCCTCTACTACTTCATTTGAAAAATCCCAGACATCGCCAGACATCTCAAATTCTGCGTAAATTTCTTTAGCATATAAAATAAACTTCTCGAGGGCATTTATACTTTGCCTCTCATGTGGTTTGTAAGTGTGTAAATCTCTAGCAAGTTCATGCTCAAAGATTGTATAGACATGCTCATTTTTATCATCTTGATTGTAACGAGCATTTAAAAGTGATTGGTTATAATCCATAATGGTTCCTCTATTGGTTAATATTATACGCTTTTGGTATCAGATCTATGAACTAAAAGCATTGCTAAGTATGTGTTGTATAACGGAAACTGTGAAAGAATTTCCTAAAGCCTTGTACCTTTGAGTATTTGATATACCCTCTGTATAGCCTATTGGAAATGTCTGTAAAGCCTCACATTCACATGGTCTTAATTTTCTGTAAGTTGGTTGATCCATAACTTTAGCAACATTACTTGCAACTACAGTTGGTGACTTCCCATTTTGACTATAAACTCGATCAGCCATATCAAACTTACCATCTCTAACTTCAAAACAAACTATTGACTTGTCAAATTCATCAGTCTTGATCACTAACAAATCTTTTAATCTAAACCAAATGTCTTCACTAGGAATGGCAAAACTAGAATCAGTCCTAAACCAATGCTCAACTTTTGTAACTGGAACTTTTAAAAGATCAGCTAAATTTTTATGAGTCAATATAGTCATATCCTTATGATCTCTTAATGTCTGTTGTAATTTAGGAATGTCAACCTCATACTTCCTAACCTTAACTTTTTGTGGAATGATTAAGACTTTTGGCTCCCGATGTCCACCACCCATAGTAGTTAATGTTGGACTCTTCCCAGAATCAGCATATACCCTCTTAATTGATTCATTGCCTTTGATGTCTGTAGCATTAGCAACATGATGACATTTTGCCTTAGAATCGAAATCTCGGAGTTCACATGGACGATCAAATATTAATTGTCTACGACCTTTTTCAAAATATGATTTTGGGTTACCACCTTTATAATAATTAGCATCGATACAATAACTCTTATCTCTATCGACACAACCATCCATAAGAATGTCAGCAAGTACCAATCCTTGATCTTCTGGCTGATCAATGCCATCAATGTTAGTCCAATAAAATCTCTTACGATTTTGGGCAGATACTAAAGCTGAATTAATCAGATGTTTATTGACTTTACCAAGTGCCTCTTCAGTATGAAAAGTTATGTAATCTTCAAACGATTTTTTCATCCTGACATTTTCCATTAAGAATTTTGCTTGAGGGTTGTTGGCTAATACTTTCTTCATCACATCTAGCATTGTCCAGAATAACATTCCTCTTGGGTCTTTATCACCTTGCTTGAGTCCAGCATTTGACCATGCTTGACATGGAAACCCACCAACAACAAGATCAATAGAAGACCAATCGATATCCCAAGATTCCCAATTGTTAACATCATAAAGCATTTCGGTCTTTGGAAAGTTTTTGTGAGTAATCGACATAGCGTGTCTATCAATCTCTGAGGCATGGTAATTGTCAACTTTTACACCCATTCGATCTAAAGCAACTTGTGTTCCAGAAATACCATCAAACAAACTTAAAACA